CAGCAGGCGCTGTTTTGGAAGCTGGCCGAGTTGGAGGAGGACGGGTCGCGCCGGTTCGACTTTGCGTTGATCAGCAAGGGTAAGGGGTCGGGGAAGTCGCCGGAGTTGGCGTGGGTGGGCAACATCGATATCGCGTCGGACTGTTGCGTGTTCAAGGAGTGGGCGCCTAACGGGAATCCGCGGGGGCAGGCGCGCCGTAACGCGTCGGTGATTGTGATGGCCGCGTCGGAGGATCAGGCCAATCTGATTTTTGCGGAGATGCGGGCCTCGTTTGAGGTGGACGGTGCGCCGATGCGGGGGCAGGCGTTGGCGATGTCGAAGGTCATCGAGATGACGAAGCGCAAGTCGTCGGCGAAGAGGATCGCGGCGACGCCGGCGCAGGCGGACGGGTCGAAGGGTTCGACGCTGCTGGTCGATGAGGTCCACGAGATGGTGACTGAGGAGCATGAGCGGGCGTTGACGGTGGCCGAGGCGGGCACGGGTAAACGGACGGATTCGTTGACGGTGTGGGCGTCGACGGCCGGGAATGATCTGTCGACCTTGTTCGGGCGCAAGGTTGCTGCCGGGCTGCGGGGTGCGTTCGGCCGCAACGAGCTTTTCCTGTATTTGCATGCTGATGATCGGATTGCGAACGATCCGGATCCGGATGATGCGACGGTGGCGGAGGGCATCAAGCAGGCCAATCCGTTGGCGGCGCGTGGTGTGGTGTCCGTGCGCAAGCTGGTGGGCAAGTTCCGGGGGATGCCGCTGTTTCGGGCGAAACGTTATTACTGGAATCTTTGGGTGCCAACGGATCAGTCGTGGCTGCCTGCCGGGGCGTGGGACGCCTGCAAGGGTGAGCTGATCGTCGATCTGGATCTGCCGACGTGGGTCGGCGCGGACATGGCATTGAAGCGGGACTCGGCTGCGGTGGTGAAGATTCAACGTCGACTGGACGGGAAGCTGCAGGCAATGTCGAAGATTTGGTACCCGGACGGCGGTCTGATCGACCAGACCGAGTGTGACGACTATCTGCGGCTGATCGCGTCGACGCACTCGGATCTGCAGTGGATCGCAGCGGATGAGGCGTGGTGGCCGACGTTGAAGGATTTGGAGGCGGAGGGTTTGCCGATCTTCCGGATGCCGCAGCAGGGCCGCAACATGGTGATCGCGTACACGTTGACGTATCGGGCGATTGTGGATCAGATCATCGTGCAGGATGGTGCGCCGGACTTCGCGGATCAGATCTCGTCGGCGGTGCCGAACTCGACTGATCGTGGTTGGACTTTACGTAAGGGCCGTCACAAGCGGCGTATCGATTCGGCGCCGGCGTTGGCTGGTGGCATGTTCGCAACGACCCTTGCCCCGCCGGTCAAGGAGAAGCCTCTACAGAAACCGTGGGTGGTGTGATGTTCGACGAAACTGCTGTGCTCTCACCGGATGCGACGATGCAGTTGCCGGTCGTTCGGCGCAAGTTGAAGGGGTTGCGGCTGCCGGTGTTGCCGACGTGGCCGCTGGTGGCGCAGGTGTTGGGCGGCGCCGGGGTTCTGGGCGGCGTATACCTCAAGCTGGGTTTAGCTATTACGCTGATCGTCGGCGGCGTCGCCGCTGTTGCGGTCGGGATGTTGCGCGAAGGCGGCAAGATATGAGCGGGCAGGCGGTGGACGTGCCGACGACGAGACTGCCCTGGATGCTCGAGCGCGAAGAGGACCGCGAAGGCCGGTACCTGTACGTGGACGAGCCAGCAGAGGGTTCGATCCCGATGGGCATCACCAGCGTCTACACGAAGTACTTGAGTTCGGCCGATGCCCGGCTGATGGCGGCCGCGTTATTGGCCGCGGCAGACCGCAACGACATCTACGAGCCGAAACCGGTGACACCGTCGACGCGGGCCTTCGCGACAAGCGGCTACCTCAGTGCCGCGCGGAACTTCACCATTCATGCGGCACAACACGGCTGCGTCCTATGGGACGAGGCCTGACATGGGCCTGGGCCGGCTTCTGACTCGGTCCACACAGATCACTGTGACGGACACGATCACCAACGCCACCGCCACGTATTTCATCCAGGACAACAACTTGGGCCCGACGTGGGCGTCGTCGAACGCCTACCGCGGCGGTATGACAATCCCGGGCGCGTGGCGTGCCGCCCTGCTGCGTGGCGGTCTGTTGGCGCAGGTGCCGTGGGATGCGTACCGCAAAATCACCGGCCGGCCGGAAGAGGTCATCTATCCGACGCCACCGCTGCTGGATCAGCCCAACCCGCCCGAGACACGGCTGACCACGTTCCTGTCGACGATGCTTGACTACATTTGGCACGGCAACGCCATCTGGGTCATCGCCGCCCGTTCCCCTTTGGGTTGGCCTACGGCGATCGTGCCGGTGCCGGCGGTGTCGGTTGGGGTGCGCCGGGTCTCCCAGTACATGGATTCGCCGTTGCCGGTCGGCCAGTTGGAGTATTCGATCGGGTCGATGCGGCTAGGGTCGCGTGATTTGATCCATTTCAAGGGGCCGTGTGAGCCGGGTGCAGTCCGCGGGCTCGGTGTGCTCGAGAACCATCTCAACACCCTGAATTTGGCGGAGGAGCAGTCGCGGCAGGCCCGTTCGATTTCGCAGCATGGTGTCCCGACCGGTGTGTTGACGACGTCGAATCCGGACGCGTCGCAGGACGACATGCGGGCCGCGAAGTCGGCGTGGTTGGAGTCGCAGCGGGATCGGACGATCGCCGCGTTGGGGCCGACGATCGAGTTCACGCCTCTGTCGTGGAATCCGGAAGAGCTGCAGATGGTGGAGGCTCGCCGGTTCACCCTCTCGGAGTTGGAGCTGATCTTTCAGCTGCCGGTGGGTTGGCTCGGCGGGGCGCACTCGTCGAAGACCTACTCCAATTTGGAGGCCGACGCGATCAACCTCCTCAAATTCGGATTGCAGCCCGATGTGACCCAGTTTGAGCAGACGTTGACGTTGGCGTTGCCGCGGGGGACGTGCGCACGGGCGCACCTGGATTCGATCCTGCGGGCGGACACGATGACCCGCTATCAGGCGCACGCGATCGCGTTGACGAACAAGTTCAAGACGGTCGACGAGGTACGTGATGAGGAGCACCTGGCGCCACTTGCGGCGTCTGGCGGCGGCGAGTACTCGGGCGGGGATGCCGGCACCGGCAACGTGGGGTACTAGCGGTGAAGACGCTGGCTGACCTGTCCTACGACGAGCTGCTCGCCCGGGCCGCCGCGGTCGGTGACCTGCCGCAGCTTCGGGTGGACGTGTCACCGTTGACCGAGGGCGGGAAACGGTGGTGGACCAAGGGCGAGGGCCTAAAGAAATGGGCCACGAAGCTGCACCCGTGGACCGCCCTGTATCACGAGATCTTGCAGTGGGCGGACATGACGCCGGCGTATGCGGCGCGGATCGCGTCGGCGTGGTATCACGACGTGTTCGGGCATTGGCCGGGCGAACACAGCCATAAGGGCAAGCCGGCCCATGGGCACCGAAGTGTCGGCGGCGATGGTGTCGAGTTCGGGATGGTCGCGGTCACGGCGAATGTGTGGCTGCGTGAACGGGCGAACCTTTTCCTGCTCGATGGGCTGCCGGATCTGCCTGATGGCGAGCCGATGGGTGACCTCGACGACGACACCCTTGCCCTGTTGGCGGCACTGGCGGAGCTCGATATCGAGCTGGATCACACGCGCTCGTTTGATCCGAACGAGCACAAGCGGTACCCGAAAGGGCATCCGTTGGCGGGCAGGTTCCGGCCGATGGTCGACCTGCTCAAGATGGCGATCGTCGACTTCAAAGACGGTAAAGGCAAGGGAAAAGATAAGCACCCATTTGAGAAGTTCACGCGGCCACAATTGATGAACGCGGCGAAGGCCCGCGGTATCAAGCTGGAACGCGGCGAGGACCGCGACTCGATCGCCAATAAACTGCTCCTCGACCTCGCGCCCCTAAGCAAAAAGCCCGATCTAAAGGCGGATCTCAAAGACAATCCGGCCAAGCTCGACGATCGCGACCTGCGTGACCTGGCGGCCGAGTTCGGAATTGACCATCATGGCAAGACCCGGGCGCAGTTGTTGGCGGCGATCCGTCGGAAGAAGAAAGCGGAAGAAGCGGCGAAAGCGTTGCCCGCGAAGGAACTCCCGCCGATACCCGCGATGGCCAAACTTGACCGGATGCCCGTAGCCAAGCTGCGAAAGCTTGCCCGCGACCACGGAATCCCCGAGGCCGGAGTCGACCGCTGGGATCTTGCGATCGACATCCGTAAAAAGGCACGCGCTCACGAGGCCGCAGTCGAAGCTGCCGCCAAGAAGCAGCAATTTGCCAACCTCGACAAGATGCCTATCGGCGACCTATTCCTCCTGGCGCGCAGACATGGTGTCGACGCCGCCGAGCTGAACCGGCGTGAATTGATCGCCGCGCTGAAGGTGGAATTGGCTCCCCGCGGACCCGGCGATGCCTCCAAATTCCACGTCACCGCCAAGGGGCTGGAGAGCCTTCAGAACGCCGTCGAGCATGGCACCATCGTCAAAGAGAGCACATTCGCGCACGGCGCGATCGGTGATACGCGCAAACGCAAATATGCGGACGGCACCG